CGGCCCAGCCCGCCGCTGTGAGGGTCACGGTCACTGGTGCCACCCGGGCGCAGGCCCCCAACTGAGTCCGCGCCGCTGCTGCCGTTGTGGCGTTGGTCCCGCCCCGGGCCAGGGGGAGGGTCCCGCTGGTGATGTTGGCCGCCGAGTGGTTGTGGCTGGTCGCCGCCGCACCGATGTCCGCCAGCGCATGGGTATGGCCCACCGCCGCGAAAACCTTGCTCAGGGCCGCCTTGATGGCCGCCCAGGTCAGCCGCTTGTGGGCGCCCCCGGCCGCGCTGTCCTGTAGGGTCACGCTGTCCTCGTCCGCCGGTTCCGCCTTGGCCTCGGTGGGGGGCTTGCTCGCCTCTGACAAGTCATGCAGAGTGGCGTCGATGCGGTCGGCGTTTTCGTTCAGGGTCTCGACCTGGGCAAAATCGGTCGCCTCCGGCTTTTTGAATTTATAGTAGCTCGTTTCGGTCAATTCAGCTCGCCTCCCAATACGTCGCCCCAGGTCTTGGCGGCCAGGTCCCCCCAGGTCCTGTTTGCCACCTGCCCCCAGGTGCGATAGATGATGATATAGTCGTATGCCAAATGCGCCGGCAGGATCTCGTTGAGGGCGGCGCTCAGGTCCTCCATATTGGGCGGGATTCCAATCGTGCCGACGAACTTGATCTCCAGCCGGTACTCTGCCGGTTGCTCTATGACGTCAACCGCCCCGTTTGAAAAGCTCTCCGCCATGGTCTTGACCATGGCAACGGTGGTAGTTCCCTGCCCTCTCAGCTTGGAGATGATGCGGGAACGGCGGAAAGCCGGGTCCCGGCTCTCGTCCACCTCGATGCCCAGCGCCTCCTCCCACCAGTGCAGGCCCCAAGTGGCGGTATGCACGTCCAACTGGGCCAGGAAGCCGTCCTCCCGGGCCCAGAGGTCGGCGACGGCCTGGTCCAGCCCTCCGACCAGCGCCCGGATCTGGGGGCTGTTGCCGTAGCCCTTGGGCAGGTATTCCAACAGGTTCACTGCACCGTCACCTCCCCCAGCACGGGGACGCTGCCGTCCGGGATGGTCAGGTTGGCTGCCGCGCCGTTGAGGGTCAGGCCCTGGTAGTCCAGCACCCCCGGGATGCTCATAAGCAGATAGGTCACCTGGCTCAGCAGCACAGCGGAGCCCCGGAAGACCAGGGTGCGGAGATACGCCCCCAGGCGGGTCTCCAGTTCGGTCTGCACCGCCGCTTTTGTGGTAGAGCCGTCCAGGGTCATCGTGGCCGCCACCGTCACATCCAGAGCCGTTGGCGCGGTCACCGACACGGCTACCCCTACCGGCCTCTCCGCTTCAATGTGGGCTGCCACAGCGGCCGTGATGGTCTCTGCGGCGGGCTCCATGGCGGCGTCCACCACCAGGACCCCGACGGTCCCGGGACCATTTGCCCGGGGAGTCACCTGCACGGCACCCACGCCGGGGACCTCCAGAGCCCACTGCTCATAGTGATATACATTCCCGGACGTGCTGGGCCGCTTCCGCCGGGCATCCAGCCGGGCAAACAGGGCGGCGTCGCTCTCCGCGTCGCTCCCTCCGACTGCGGCCTCGTTGGTGTAGCCGGTCAGGTCCGCCAGGTTGACGTGCATGCGGTCAATGGCCCCTGCCGCCACGTTGTAGGCGGCCCCGGCGGCCTCGGCGATTACGGTCACGATTGCCGTACCGTCCGCTTCCAGCGTCACCTCTGCCTCGCTCAGAAAGGTCAGGCCGGACGCCGTGCAGAATGCCGTCCCCTTGGGGATGACCGCCCCTGCGGTCCCGGTCAGGTGCATCGTGGCCACAGCTGTCGAGCCGGGCCGCCGGGTCATCCCCAGCTTGTCCGCTTCCATGTCGATATACCGGCCGCTGCTCTCATCCACAAAGGCGACGGGCACCACCGCGTTGAGGGCTTGGAGGGCTTTCCAGATCTCCAGGGCCGCCCCGGCGGCCAGGTTTGCGGCGAAGGACCCCTCCATGGTGGAGGGCGCCCCCTCCTGGCTGGAGATGAAAGATAAGATCCCCGCCTTGATGCTCTCCGGCGTCATATTCTCAAACACGCAAATGCACCTCCCCGTAGATCGTCTCGATGCTGACCGCGCCCGACAGGGTCCCGCCGTCGAAGACAATCTGGCTGACAGATACCTGCTCCACATAGGGCGAGGCGGTCAAAGCCTCGGTGATGTATCGCACAGCTTCGGCCTGTTTGGCGTCCTGGTCGTAGCCTCGTCCCACCAGCCGCTCCAGCTCAGAGCCATAATCGCCCGACTGAGCCGGGTTGTGATAGCGGGCCGCTCGAAGGGCGTGGTAGCACCAGACCTTTACCGCCTCGGCCCCCTCCACCATCACGGGCTCTCCCGCCGAGAAGACAGGCTGGTCCCGCTCGAAATCCCAGGCCGAATCCCGATACAGGGGCAAGGCTTGCTTCGCGGCAACGGCCACCGGCAAAAGAGGAAACAATGCTCTCATGGGCGCACCACCTTACAGAGCAGGTAGTAGACCTGCCGGTCCACCGTCAACAGCAGGACCCGGTCCTTGGCCCGCAGGAACTCCACCTGGCCGTTGTCCTCTTCTTCTCTCCAGTCCCAGCGAAAAAGTGGGTTCACCCGCAGGTCTCCCTTCTCCAATGCCAGGCCGTCCCCCAGCACGCGCAGGGTCGCCTGCCCGCCTTTTTTCCCGGCCGCCAGCACTTCCCCCTCGCGCAGCAGGGCTCCCGGCGGCAGGGCGCGCAGTCTTTTGGCGAATTCGGCATATGGGTCCATCGTCACAGCTCCTTTCCTGCGCTGGTATCGTTCATCAAATTGCGAAAGTTCAGGGTCAGGCGGCACTGGTGGCGCCCCTTCCGCCAGGTGTGCACGTCCCCGTCCACCCAGAACAGCCCCTTCACTCCCGAGGTGGTCTCGTACACCTGGACGGCTGCCCCGGTCACCAGGGCGTAGTCCCCCTGGCACTCCACCGTGACCGTCTGCCGCACCTCCCCATCCTCCAGGATGGCCCGGGCTTCGGCCTCGGCGTTCTCGTGGTCCCCCTGGGTCACGGCAGCCTGGAGCAGGCCGAACAGGGCTTGGTCATCTTTGCGGTCAATGGTCCGCAGCAGCTTCCCGGTCTCGGTATAGATGGCTACCGAATTCTGGGCTTGAGTCGCGTCCTCGGCGATGGTCGCCTCGGTGATGTTGACCCGGGGCGCCAGGACCAGGTCGGCGGTCTCGGGCTTGGGCTTGACGGTCAGCGCTTCGCCGTCAAATCCAAGCTGATACCGTTTCCCTGTCTGCTGCCCCGCCAAGGTGTAGAGGGTGTCGATGATTTTATTCAGAGCCACGCCCGGGAACTTGCGGCTCAGCCGTACTCCAGTGGCGGCCACCGGCCCCAGAGGGATGCCCCAGTCGGCGGCCAGCACGGCCACGGCCGCCTCCGGCGTGGTGTCCCGGAAAGAGTACCAGCCCTGATTCCCGGACAGCTGGAAGCCTCGGTCCATGGCGTACAGCTCCATGGTGTTGCCCGTGCTGCTGCGCCGCCGCTGGACCACCTGGCCCAGGAACCGCACCGTCCCGTCCTCGCTCCGTCCCTGTACGGGTGCCCCCAGTGGAATATCCAGGGATAGGAGATTGGGGTCAGTCGCCGAAATACCCCCCGACAGTTGAACCTCCCGGGCACAGCGGCTCCGGCTCCCAGACCAGGTAGCGGCGACGATACGTTGGTCCAGCATCAGCCCGTTGACCGTCCAGTTCACAGCTGCGCCTCCTTATCCAGGGTGAGCCTCCACACGCCCAGGGTCTCGTCGTACTTGGTGTAGGTGTTTTTTGCCGCCTTGCTGGATTTGGGCAGGGCCTTTGCCGCCGGGAGCTGGTCCACTCCGGGGATGGAAAGAACCTGCCCCGGATAGATCAGATTAGGATTTTTGATAATGTTGCTATTAGCGGCATAGAGGCGGGGATACAACGAGGCGTCCCCGTAGAACCGCTTGGCCAGAGCCGAGAGAGTATCCCCCTTCCGCACCGTGTACGACTGCTGGGTGACCGCCGCCGCCCCCGCCTCTCGTTTGAGCGCGTCAGCTTCCGGGGCCTTGTCCGCCGCCGGCGGGGTCTCCGGACGGCGGTACTGCCGCAGGACCAGCTTGGCTTTGATATCGTTGGTCCCGTCGTCCTCGCCGTAGGAGACCGCCTCCAGCAGCACCGCCGCGTTGAGCGGCGTGCCCGATACGATGTAGCGCAGGACCGTTTTCTCCATACAGCGGCGCTCAAACCACTGCACATAGTAGTACGGCTCCGCCCGGGCCTCGGGCTCGCAGAAGGCGTAGAGCTGCGCCGGGAAAAGGCACTCCACCGTCTGGTTCGCAAGCTGGTCCGTCCCCGCCAGGTTCAAATCTCCCAAGGCGTCGATGTTGACCTGTTCCACGTGGATCGCGGTCTCCCATGCGTAGGAGGGCGGGGTAACCGGGAGCACAATGCTCTCCCCCGCCGCCTCATCTACAAAAATCTGTCTGCGCCGCACGGTCTGCCTCCTCTCAATACGTGCCGGCCTGGTCCGCCCGCCGGATGTTCTCCCACAGCTCGGCGGCCACCCGGTCCACGTCGGCCTCCTCTCGGACCACCAGTGTACCGACCGTCACCGTGACCCCGCCCTGTATGCCGGCGTCATGGCGCCGCGCCTCCCGGGCAGTCAGGACCCGCTCCCCTTCATGGAGCAAGGCCGGGAACTCGTCGTAGGGAACCCGGCCCAGGCCCACGGCGTACCGGTGCCACGTGCCGGTCTCAACGTCATATCGGCCGCCATAGCGCCGCTGACTGTAGGTGCTTACGCCGTTCTCCAGGCCTCCCGGCGTGCCCAGGATACCCGCTCCCAGGCCCTTGCTCAGGGCCTGGCTCTGGCGGTACTCGGCGCCCCAACCGGCGCTGCCCAGGGCCTGGGTGTTGGCCCGGATGGCGTCGATCAGGTCCAGCTCCACCGCTTGCAGGTCCTGGGAAACCTGGCTCGCGTCATACCCGGCCTGCGCCATAGCCTCAGCCTGCTGCTTCAGCGCCGAGATCTCGGCCCCGATGGCCGCCTTGTCCTCCTCGCTGGCCGCCTGGTACTGCTCCATCAAGTTGGTGTACTGCCCGTGCAGGTCCATCAGCCGGTCGGCCTGCTCGTCGCCGAATACAGTGGTCTTCTCCCCCAGCGCCAAGGCGGACAAGGCCTCTCGCTGGTAGCGCTCCTTCAGGTTTTCCGCGATGCCCTGGCCCTCGCCGATGATACGGTTCATGTCCGCCAGGGCGTCGCCCAGCGCGCCGCCATAGGCGTCCTGCTCGGCCCGAATCCCCTCGGTGCGCACCTCGTTATAGCCCTTGCCGAAGGCCTCGTTGACATTGGCCATGGCGTCCTCCAGGTTGTCGGCCATGGCGTTGTAGGTCCCGGCCAAGGTCGTAGACAGGCCGCCGAAGGACTGCTGGATATAGTCCAGAATGGCTTGGGCGGCCGTGCTCCCTGAGACCTGTCCTTTGGTGACCATCCCGGCCACCTGGCTCTTGTCCACGCCCAGCGCACCCGACAGGGCCTGGTACACGTCCACCCCGCGCTCCGAGAAGTAATTCAGGTATTCCTGCGTAGCCTTGCCCGTGGTCCGCATCCGGGACAGGCCCGAAATGAACACATCCACGTCCGAGCTGCTCAGGTCCAGGCCGGCCGAGGCATCGGAGAGCCTTTGCAGCACCCCAAAGACCTCCTCCGGGTCGTAGGAGTTGAGCAGCTTTTTGGAGTACCCCACAATCTCGTCGTAGCTGTAGTTGGTATCCTGGGCCATCTCCTTTACCCGGTCCAGGTAGGCCGCCGCCTCGGCCTGGCCGCCGAAGCGTTTGGTGAAGGCCAGCAGGTTCTGCTCTCGGCTCCCGGCGATGGTGGAGCCGGCCGAGACCCCCTCGGCCACCCCCTGCCCGCTCTGCTCGTACAGGCCGGCGTAGTAGGTCTTGAAGGCGTCGTCTTTGACCTGATAATTTTGAAGAATACCACTGCTTGCACCAACCATTCCACCAATCGCCGCACCGATTGCTGCACCGGTAGGGCCCCCGATAAGAAAACCTGCCTGTCCCCCAGACATTGCGGTGGCCAATGCGCTTGAAAAAATGGTTCCTCCTTCATTTCCCAGCATACTTCCAGCAATCGTATTTGCCCCGTCTTGGAGTAATGCCTTTGCTGCATCACCAATGCCATTGATGGCAAGCGCACTCATGAGGCGCTTAGAAAATCCCCCGCCAGCGTTTTCCCCAGCCCGGCCCGCCGCATCTTCAACATTCCAAAGCTGGTGTTCCGTTTCCTTCATCGTCTTGTTAACGGCCTTCAGCTTCCGCTGAAGATCCTCGAACTCTTGGCCTGCAAGAGAAGCCTTCAGTGCATCTGCGGCATCTCCTGTCTTTGCAAATTGCTTTTGAGCCTCCAGCATTGCTTTGCGGGCGTTATCTGTTTGAGCCTTCAACACAGACTTTTCCCCGGACAAGGTATGGAGGGTTTGCTCCAAATGTTCAGAATTCTTATCAAAATTCTTTGTAACAGTAGACAATGTCTTTAACGTTGCAGAATATCTATCCTCCGCCTTGATAACAATCGATGCTTCCGGCATGTAACCCCACCTCCTTGACTTTGGAGTGACTTTCGTTGTATAATTTTACTAGGTGGTGAAAGCCATGATTGTGATTACCTTGCTCTGCATTGCTTCCGCACTCTTCTTTGATATTCGCTGGTTTTCTCATCACAAATTTGAATATTTGGAAGGCGTCCCTGCGTCTCAGCAGTTAGATAAGGATTTCTGGCTAGGCATCGCGCTCTCTTTGGCATCCTTGCTGCTGTTGTTTTATATCGCCCTGTCCTAACTGGTCATGAGGTGAGGCCTGTGAGCATGAAAGACGTGTGGAAAGCTTTCCTCAAAAACTGGTGGCCGCTCGTGGTCATCCTCGGGATTTTTTATACCGTTGGGTTGCTTTATTGCATCTATGTTTTCAGCTGTTGAACTCTCTCCACAGCCTGCCGCCCTCCCGCCGGAGGGCGGTTTTCTTATGCTCTCAGAAGCGGGCATCGGGGCCCGTCTTCCCTGTGTTCGATTTCATAGGACGCCAGCGCCAGGATGAGGTCCCGCTCCCCCTGGGACCGGTTGTAGTAGTCCCCCGGCGCCCAGCCCTTGTGGTGAAACAGGTAGTACGCTAAACTCAGTTCCCCGTCGCTGCCGTCCTCGATGCGTTTTTTATCTCTTCGATGGTCAGGCCCCGGTAGCCGCACAGCCGCTCAACAGCCTGGCTCAGGTCCTCGATCTCCCCGGGGAGCAACATGGCCTTCAGGGTCTCGGCCGGAGTAGCCCCGCCAAACTTGGCTTTCAGCGCATCCGCCTTCAGGTCAGGCTCTACCGTCCCGGCCAGGACGATCTGCACATCCATGTCCTGCTGACTGCCGTTTTTGATCTCCTGCACCCGCCCGTAGGGCAGTCCCCGCAGGGAAAAGACCACGTCGGTCCCCAGCAGCGTGCTCAGCCGCTTGAGCTTGTACTGCGCTGTGGGCAGCTCTTTGCGCACGTTGGGGGTCTCCGGCCGCAACAATAGGTCCAGTACCCCCGGGGCCTCGGTCTTCCGTTCCGTCATGCTTTCCATGGCTTACTCCGCCTCCACCGAATCCAGGTATTCAAAGTCGGTAAAGGTGAACGGGCACTCCACCTTGGACACGGTCTTGGCCTCCGCGTCCAGCAGGCTCAGGTCGTCGAAGCTCACCCCATACAGCGCCAGACGTTCGGCGCCATAGGCGTCCGGGTCGGCCAGCTTGGCGATGATGGTGAAGCGGGGGTCCCTGCCGGCCCGCATGGCCTCCCCCAGCAGACGGCCCATCCGGGAGCTGACACGGTACATACGGATAGAACCGGTGCCCTTCAGGCCCATCACCTTGGTGTCGGTCGCCAGCGTCCCGCACCTGGGGACGTCCTCCTTGTCATAGGCCATCTTGGCCTGGATGCCGTAGGCCTCGCCCACCTTGTCCCCGTCCAGCCACAGCTCCAGGAAACTGCCGGACCACGCTCTCTTGCCACTGTCCATTTTTTGCCGCTCCTTTCTTTTATCAATCCAGGGTGCCCGTGAAGGCGAAGTCTTCCATGGCGTCGAGAATCAGCGCGCCGAAGGCGATGAAAACCCGGCTGCCGGTGTCCTGCTCCTTGACCTGGGCATCGGTCAGCTTGGACACATCCACGCCCTGCCCCTTCAGGTAGGCTCGCTTGGCCTCCAGGTCGATCTCGGCCCAACCCGAGCCCGCCTTGACAACGGTGCCCTCCAGCTCGGCGAAATACTCCCGGATGGCCACCAGCAGCAGACACTGATTGTCATAGCTGTTGGGGTAGCGGCCCCGCCAGCTGTCCTCCACGCTGGTTCGCAGGAAGTAGGTGATCAGGTCCATGCCCTCCACAACCTTGATCTTCTTCCAGTCCTCGCCGCCGTCGGCGGGGACCGTGACCAGGGAGTTGACCGCCCGACCCAACTTCACCTTCAGGCCGTCGTGGACCAAGATTAGCTTCCCGGCGTCCACCGCCTGGTCCTGGTCCTCGTAGGTGGGAGCCTCGGTCAGCTCGGGCAGGGCCACGCTGGTCGCCGAGCACCCAGAGGGCACCCCGGCCAGGACCCCCGCCACCCGGGCGCACAGGCCCGCAGAGGTATATTCGGCCGTCCCCGCCTTGGCCCCGTCCATGGATACGTTGATGATCCCCATGTCGTCGGCCGCCGTCTCGGGTAGTACCGCCTTCACCGTGCGGTAGCGCTTCCGCTGCTCCTTCACCCAGGCCGCCACCTTGGCCGCCTCCTCGCTGGTCAGGTCGGGCGGGCCGGCCAGATAGTCGGCCGACACGCTCTCCAGCAGCTTCAGCCCGCCGGCCAGGTAGTCGGTGGGGGGCTCGGCGGCGGTGTCCTCGGGGGGCACCACCACCAGGCAGACCTTGGAGGGCCGCCCCAGCTCCGAGCCGGTGAACGCCCCCTCCACATAGGCCGCATTGAACGCGCTCAGTCCGGCGGGGATGTCTCCGGCCTCCGTGAGGTGGTACAGGCCGGCCAGCTCGTTCCCGGCGTCCCGGACCATGACCGCCACGATCCCCTGCTTGCTGCGGTTGTTGACCTCGGCGGCCGCCTTTTTAAAAGTGATGCTCAACTTAGGCAATCCGTAACCCATAAAAATCACTCCTTTTTTAATGCTCTGAAATCAAATACTTCCATCAGGGGGCGCTCCTCGCTCCCGGTGGCAGCCCGCCGGGCTTCCTCCCACTCCAGCACCGCTTTGACCTCGGCGTAGTCCAGGCCGTAATCGCCGCTGAGCTTGACCACCTCGGGCCAGCGGTCTCCGATGGGGACCGCCCCCGCCCCGAACAGCCCCAGCAGTTTTTCCAGCCGTGTCACCAAAGTCTCGTAGTGGCTATTGTGATATTCATCCACAGTCACAAAGGCGGTCACCGTCACCGTCAGCTTACAGGAAATGCTGTCATAGGTCATGGGGTCCACCTCCACCGGCCCGCACTGCACCAGCGTGGCTGGCCGCGTGAACCCGGAGGGGCAGCGGTTGGTATAGGGGGGCGCAGGGTCCTCGGGGAACGCCGCCTGCACCAGGGCCGCCACTCCGTTCAGCACATCGTTGACCGTCATCCCTCCAACCACCTTTTCAGCTCACTCAGGAACCGCTCGGCCGACCTGGCGGCGATTGCCTCGGCGCGGCTGCTGGCCCCGGCATAAAATCGTTTACCCTCCACCCTGCCGCCTCCGGCCGTCCTGCGGCCGTTCTCGATGGCGTTTGTCACGTAGCCCACGGCATACCGCGTCCCCTTTTTAGTGCTCTGGTAAGTATCCTTCTTCGGCCGCACGGCGGCATAGCCGCCCTTGCTGCCCACATAGCGCTCCTGCCAGCTCTGCACCTTGCCGGTACCGCCGATGCGCTCCCGCACCTCAGCCTTGACCGCCCGACCGATCTCCTCGTACATCTCCCCCCGTGCCCTGGGCAGCCGCCGCAAGATTTCGTCATACTTCACACACAGCGACCGCAGTCCGGACACCCCGCGCAGCTCGATCTCCTGCATTACAGGTCCACCGTCCTCTCCAGTTCATACTCGTTTTTCACCCCGTCCAGGGTGTGGGCCGTCTGTACCGGCCAGGCCGTGCCATCCACCTGCACCAGCTTCCCTGGAAGCAGCTCCACCGCCTTTGAGGTCACCAGCACCATCCGCAGCATGTTCACCGCGTAGGGCTCATGAAGGGTTTCGTGCCGCGCATAAGGCTCGGTCAAAAAGCCCGTGAAGGTGGCCCCCTCCGGGCCGTCCCTGCGGCACTGCGCCGCCGTGACCACCCCGGCCACCACCTGGATATAAGCCGCTTCCAACTCGATCACTTCGGTGATGTAGTGGTGCCGCCCCTTCCAAAGGAGCAGGTCCCCCGGGGCGACGCTCTGGCGGCGCAGGGTAAACAGTTCGGTCTTGGCCGACAGTCCCACCGAGGAGAAGATGGTCCTGGTTTTCCCCGGCTCCTCCTTGGCCCAGGCCCAGCGGAGCGGACGCCAGTTCCCCTCCTGGTCGGGGGTCAGCAGCTGCACCCGCTCCCGCAGCTCGCCTGCGTCTACCATAAGCCCTCCTCTCCCACGCGGCAGCGGCCGCATGAATATCCTGAAAAACTTCCTATCCTCCCTTGACAATATCACGGTATCGTGATAATATGGTGTCAGAAAGGGGAAGATAGACATGCCGGTAATCGCCCGCTTTTTCGGTATGACCGTAAAGATGTACCTGTTAGGTAAGGAACACAACCCTCCCCACATCCACATCCTCTACGGCGAATACAACGCGGTCGTTGACATCCGCACCTTAGCCGTCATCGAAGGCGACCTTCCCAACCGAGCCCTCAGCCTGGTTCAGGAATGGACCCAACTCCATCAGGCCGAGCTGCTGGAAATCTGGGACACCCAAAACTTCCGGATGCTCCCCCCGCTGGACTAAGCGGGGAGGGGTATCCCGGCCAAAAGGAGGCCCTGCCATGTTTCATAAAATCAAATCGGTAACCCCGCTAGAGGGCCGGCGGCTGCTGGTAGGCTTTGCGGAAGGCTGTTTCAAGTCCTACGACATGACCTCTCTGCTGGAGCACCACCCCGCCTTTGCGCCTCTGCGGGAGCTGCCCGGCCTTTTTGAGCAGGTCCGGGTAGACCCGGGCGGTTACGGCGTGTCCTGGAACGACGAGATCGACCTGGACGGCGCTGAGCTCTGGGAGGGTGGTCAGCCCACCAAGACCCCCTTCGATGGCCTCTTAGCCTTTTCCGAAGCCACCGAGCGCTGGGGCCTGAGCGAAAGCGCTCTGCGCAAGGCCGTCCAGTACCACAACCTGGTGGAGGGCGTGGATGTCCAGAAATTCGGCAAACAGTGGGTGGTCACCCTCGCCGCTATGGAGCGGGAATACGGCCCGCCCCAATAACTCCAGACCTGCCCGCCTCGGCCCGCTGCCGAGGCGGGCTTCTTTCTACTCTACTCGGTGAATTTCAGCTGATTGAGCATCCGGCGGAACGCCGGGTTGCCCGCCACAATGGTCCCCGTAATGGTCTCGCTCCGGCGGTCCCAGGCGTCCAGCACCAGGTAGTTGATGCACAGGTCATACCGGCCCCGCCGGGAGGAGCCCTCCGCGGGCTCCTTTACCCCGGCATCGGCCATGTATTCTACCGCCGCGTCGTACATCGCCTCCAGCAGCGGCGCCTCCTCCTCGGTCAACTCCTCAATGCGGCAGTAGGCCATCAAGAGTTTGCGCCGCTTCTCGCTCAGCGCCATGGGTTACACCGCCTGCTCGTAGCCGGTGACCACCACGGCCGCCTTGTCCATGGCCTGGGCGTCCATCCGGCAGATGACCCGGATCTCGGTGGAGTTGGTGGCCCAGGCGTCGCCGCCCACGCTGGTGGCCGCCATCTCCATCACGCCCCGGTCAAACAGGGTGGCAAACCGGCGGAAGTCGCCGATAAAGAGGGGGTCATAGGTCTTGGCCGAAGCCCCCTCGGGGGTAATGGTCCCGATCTCGTCGTTGTCTGCGTAAACCACCGGCCGGCCCTTGAAGCGGCTGAAGTCCCCGGACAGGTCAGGCACCAGCATGGCCCGGCCGGTGCTGTCCACCCAGCCGTCCATCTCATCGTAGACGTTCTGGTTGGTCAGCAGAGTGGCCGCCCGGCTGTAGGCGGTGTTCAGGCTCTTGTTCAGAATGCCCTTCAGGGCCTTCACCTTGGCCGCGTCGGTGGAGGCGGTCTGGGGGGTGAAGGTCTGCTGGGCCAGCAGAGAGAGAATCAGGTCGTTCCGAGTCAGAATCAGCTTGGGCCCGTACCAGGCGGCCAGGTAGCTCATCAGGTAATCCACGTCCTGAAGCAGCTGATTGGATACCGGCAGCCGGTCGGCGTACTGCCCCAGGGTGAAGGTGACCTTGGTAAACTTGGGCTGGTTGGTCTTGCCGATGGTGGCCATCTCATCCACCTTGGGCAGCTTGGTCCGCTGACCGGCCACCTCCACCGCCCGCCAGCCGGTGTTGGTGCTCACCTTCTCGGTATTGCACAACCCGGCGATGTCCAGGAAGTCTTTGGTCTCCTCATGGATCTTCTTGTCGAAGTCCAGGGGTACCAGGAAGCCGCCGTCCTCCCCCTCGGTGGTGCCGCCGGTGATGCTCAGTGCCTTGGTCAGAGGGGCATATTCCTCCGCCCCCAGGACCGAGGCCACGCTCTGCCGCGTGGACAAGGCCTTCCGGAAGGCCCAGGCATACTCGTTGGTCCCCCGGATGGCATCCAGCCCCTTCCGGGCCGAGGCCTCCTCCCGCTCCTGCTGCTGGACCTGGTGCAGGCCCAGCAGTTTCTGGTCGCCCTCCTCGAACCGGCCCTCCTCGGCCAGCTGCTTCTCGGCCGCGTCGATGACGGCGTTCAGCCCGTCTACCTCGACCATCTTGGCCTTGTGGCCCTCCAGGTCCTGCTTCTCCAACAGGGTGCTCCCCTCCTGCACGAGCTGGGCCCTCTTGTTCTTCAGCTCCAACAGTTCCTCATACTTCATGTTCTGATCCCTCCATATCGTTTTTCTTCCTGTTCCTGTCTGGCTCTGGCCAGAGCCAGAGCTCCTGCCTTCTCCCCGGACTCCGGGGGCTTCTTCGGCGGCTCGCCCGTACCGCCGTACCGCTTGCTTTTGATGACGCCCGCCCCGGGCTGGGCCGGCACTGCCACCAGGGACACCTCATAGGCGTCCGTGGGTTCATCCAAATCCATAATGCAGACCTCGCCGTCATACTCGCGGCCGGGCACATGCTGGCACAGGGCCTGGACCTGGTCGGCACCACAGATGGAGCAGGTCACCCGCCCCACCGCGCAGCCCACCGAGGCCTCCCGCAGAATACCGCCCTCAATGGCGGCAATGGTGGCCGCCGCCGCGTCGCTGCGCGGGATATAGCAGCGCAGCACCAGGCGGCTTCCCTCCCCGTCGGTCTCCACGTCGGCCGCGTACACCCGGGCCGTCTGCTTCCCGGCGCTCCAGGCGTGGTCCAGCAGGACCGGCTTGCCCACGTAGAGCTTCGCCAGCCCCTCCAGGGCTTTGCGGGTAAACCGCTCAAAGTCCCGGTCCACCTGGTCGTTGCACGCGGCCAGCCGGAAGGCAAAGACCTCCTCCGCCCCAAACGCACGGAGGGTCTGCCGGTTGATCAGGGCCAAGTCCTCCTCGCCCAGGCCCTGCTTGGTCACCACAGCCGCCTTCAAGATCTCGTTCATGCCTTTCCATTTCCTCCTTCCCCCGCCCGCAGGCGGCTCAATTCCCGGAAATCCTCCATGGGTACGTAGTTGAGCGACGAATAGTAGGTATCCCCGCCGGGCACCGCCTCCAGGTCCTCGAAGGCGCGCACATCGTTGGCCGAGTAGGCCCCCGCCTCCCGCATCGCCTTGTACCAGGCGGCCTGGGCCTGCGGGTCCCCGCGGAAAAACACATTCATGTTCCGCTTCACCCGCAGCCCCTTCTCCCGTTCCGAGGGGAGCAGCAGCCGACGGGTGTCCTCCCCCTCCCGCTGGGTCACGTCGGGCTGGAGGGTGTACTGGACAAACTCGATGGCGTTGGCCACATTGGAGTTGTACGCCTGCTTCCCAGCGAAGACAAAGTGCAGGGGCACCCCGAAGAACCGACACAGGTCAGCCACCCGAATCTCCGCGCTCTCCACAAACTGTGAATCGGCGTTGCTCAATCCGATGGGCTGATACTTCAGGCCCAGGTCCAGCACCGCAAGGCGAAAGCGGTTTCCCGCCCCCTCGTGATACCGCTGCCACTCCCGGCGCAGATACTCCTTCTTGGTCACCGTCTCCGTGCTGCCGTCCTCATTCAGAATCTCCTTGGTCCCACCCAGGTCGGAATCGGCGGTCAGCACCCCGGAGGGCTGTCCCCCGTTGACATACAGGTCCCGCTCGTACTCGGCCGCCGCCTGGGCGGTGGTCAGGGTCACCGACGCCCGCTTCAGGATGGATACACCGCTGATTCCGTCGGGGGCGTACTCCTTGTAGTGCAGCACATCCTGCGCCGGCAGCCACGTGTTCACCCCGCCCCTGGGGTCGAAGAACACATACCAGAGTCGGCCATCCGGCGCCACATAGGGGGTCACCAGGTCGGACGGCAGGGGAATGAGTTCCTTGGGCCAGCCGGTCTTAGGGTCCCGGTAGATCCAGGCATAGGCGTTTCCCTTCAGGTACTTGTTGACCCCCATCAGCTTCTCATAGTCGAAGCGCGTCATGGCCTCGTTCGGCGCGCCCCACAGCACCCGCCCCAGCCGGTGCTCGGGAAACCTCGCCTTGGTCCTCTCGTCCATGACGTAGATGGGCAGCATGGCCGCCGCGTTGCTCCGCAGCTCCACGCACCGGGCCACCACGCTGTTCTTCATGGCCGCCGAGGTGGACAGGCTTACGTTCTCCGGGGTCAGCCACCCCTCCGGGCGCTCCAGCGTCAGCTCGGCTACCGGCCCACCTGAACCGCCCTTCAGCAGCCTTGCCGCCCCTTTGTCAAAAATCAAGTTCCCTCTCCTCCTTTCGCGGCCAGCAGGCCGCCCAGGATGGCCAGGACGCCCCCGACAATGAGCCCGGCCGAAAGGTCGATCAGTCCCGCGCCAATGGACACCAGCACCGCGCCCGTCGTCAGGAGCAGGTCGGCGGCAATGCCCCGCCATATCGGTTTCATCGGTTCACGTCTCCCCCTCATAGGCTAAAGTCCTCCCGGTCCATCGCCGCCGCCAGATCCGGCTTTTCGCTTCGTTTGACCATGGCGGCCGCCATGGCGATAATCCAGGCCACCACAATGTCGATTCTCCCGGTGCTCTTGTTCTTCATGGGCTTCATGTTCTCGTTCCCGTCCACCGCGCACCGCACGTTGCCAAAGCACCACCGGGCGCAGGTGTTGTGCATATGGAGCATCTGGTGGGCCCGAATCATCCGCTCCAGCTCCTTCATCGCCGGCGACAGGCCGGGGATGGTCTGGGGAATCTCCGCCACCGGGATCTCCTGCTCGGTCAGGCGGGCCGCGATGGTCCGCGACAGATACGGGTCAATGCCCAGCAGTTCCAGCCGATAGTTCCGGCCGGCCTGGACCACGGCCTCGATGACCGCTTCATAGTCCATCATGTCCCCCTCGCAGCCCTCCAGGAAGCCCGCTCGAATCCAGTCCCGGTAGGGCACGTGGTCCCGCTTTTCCTTCGCCTGGATGTCGGCCAGCGGTATCCAAGCCCTGGGGACCATCACCCAGGTATCCAGTCCCTTCTGGGGTGGGAAGATCAGCACAAAGGCGGTCAGGTCGGTGGTGGAGCTCAGGTCCAGCCCTCCGTAACAGGTCAAGCCCTGTAGCCGCGCCAGGAAGGCCTCCCGCTCGGCCCGGGTACCGGTCCCCTCCGCTTGGGTCTTATCGTAGATGGTCAGGGGAATCCACCCCACCGCCTTTGTGGAGATCCACTGGTTCAGCCGCAGCCACCGGAACAGCCGCTCGGCTGCCTCGCTCTTCCTGGCCTCCGCTGCCTCGGCCCGGACCATCCGCAGGGGCACAGTCACCCCCAGCGAGGGGTTGCAGGCCCTCCAAACAGCCTCGTCATAGATGTCTATCCCCGCTACGGCGTCATCGTCATCCCTGGTCAGCCGGCTCATGCCGTAAATGACCGGCAGCCACAGGGGGTTATCCTCATACTGCCTGGGTGTGCCGTCCTCCTCCAGCACGGGCGGGACCTGCCCCCGCGCGCGGAGAATATCCATCGCCTTGCAGTGGACCTCCCAGCCGATGCTGGTGCGGTCTGGGTCGTCGCCGGCGGTGGTCAGCACCAGCCAGACCGGCTGCCGCCTGGCGTCGCCGGCGCCGAAGGTCATCACGTCCCACAGGTCTCGGTCCTTCTGGGCGTGCAGCTCGTCAAAGATGACGCAGGACGGCTTGTACCCGTGCTTGCTGTACGCCTCACTGGAGAGCACCTTCATCACGCCGCCGTTGTAACGGACCGTCCGGGTGCTCTCGGTGATGACCAGCTGCCTGCGCTTCACCATCTTGCGCAGGGCAGGAGTGTGCTCAATCATGTAGACCGCCGCCCGGAAGACGATGTTGGCGTTGTCCTTGTCGGCGGCCACGCAGTAGACCTCAGGGTTTGGCTCGCCGTCCCCGATCAGGTGGTACACCCCCAGGGCAGCCGCCAATTCGGTTTTTCCATTCTTTTTGGGTACTTCCTGGTACAAGTACTGGTACGCCCGGATGGGCCGCCCCTGATCATCCTCGGTCAGCGTGCCGTAGAACTCGGCGATCGGCTCCGTTTGCCAGGGCTGGAGCCGCAGTGGCCCCGAGCCGTCGGACAGAGGCAAAAAGCTCAAAAAGTCCAAGACAAACTGCCCGGCCTCCTGGCTCTCCCAACGCTCTGCCATAGCTTAGTCCCCCGCCGCCTGACGACGCCGCAGGAAGGCGGTGAATTCATCCTCCTCCGGCTCGGGAGCCTTGGGGACCACAAGGCGGCATCGGCTGGTGATGGTCAAGCCCAGGTCTGCGGCGCAGGCTCGGGCCGCCTTGAAGAACTTCTCCTGCAGGCTTGCCCACGCGGCTGCCTCCTCGGCATCCTCGGCGTCCAGCGCCGCCTGGACATGCCCGGTGGCGGCCGTCCACTGCTGGCTGGAGACCAGGTAGCGCCCCAGGGTGTCCCGGTCCATGCGGGCGAAGATTCCCGCCTCCACCAACTGGGCGCGCAGGTCGTTGAAGTCCTCCCGCAGCGCCGCCGGCAGCCATACCGGGGCGCGGATCTTGCTCCCGTCCCCCGTCTTCGGGGCGGTAACGGTGACCTCGCCGGTCTCCCGGGCCGCGATCTCAGCCTGGGTCAGGTGCTTCCTGCCCTTGGCCTGCACCAGGGCGATCGGCTGTCGCTTTCCCGCCACAAAATTCCCTCCTTGTCCATTCCAGTCCAGTTCCGCCCACTTCCGTCCACGTTCCCCGTGGGGACTTTTTTCCCCGCCGACCTTTGCCTGCGGTACTGCGCCTTCCGCCCGAAACTTTTTCGGGGCGGGGAGAGGTATCGACGCCAAAGGCGTCGAGAATCCAGGCGCACACGCGCCCGCATCGCCGGCGCGCCCAAGCCTATCGGCCGTCCGGCCGTCATTCGCTCAAATTTTTCCGTCGATTTTCTCGCATTTCCCGCATGGTCTTTGCCGAGTGGTGACTATGGCACAAGCTCTGAAGATTACCCGGGTCGGCGAACAGAGCCCAGTCCCCCCGATGGGGCCGGATATGGTCCACATCGGTCGCCCGCACTCTGCCCGCCCCCAGGCGTCCGCACTCCCGGCAAAAGGGCTCCTGCAAAAGCTGGTCCGCCCTGAGCCGCTGCCACTCCGGCGTCTGGTACATCCAGTGCCATGCGGCCGAGACCGTCCGCGGCACCGGCGGCGGCTTATGTTTGGGACACCACCCGTCCTTGGTCAGCACATAGCATCCCGGATGCCTGCAAGGCCTCAATGGCTTGTTTGCCATGATGGGCTATCACCTCCACACGGCAGATAACAAAAAAGCGCCACGGCCAACGTCTCCCGAAATTCGGGAAATCATTGGCCGTGGCACTTAATGCACTCGCCCTTTTCGATATCCAAGATAAGCTCGCGCCGGCACATGCGGCAGTAAACCTGCAGGCACCTGGCCTCGGTCTCCGGATAGATACGGAGCAACCGGCGATTTTTGCCGCAGACGGGACAGACCAGATAGCCGTCCCTCACAGTTGGTATTTTATCATGTGTCGCTTGGGTTTGCAATCCCTTCACGCTCCTTTTTTACGCCCTTTTCATAAGATATACCCTGCTCCAAGATTGATGTTGCTGGGGTCCTATTCGGTTTTTCTGCGCCGCGGTCTGGCCACTTGATTTACAGGAATGCGGGGCAACAGATACTCCACATATTCATAGCGTCCAAATTCGTTGACCACCTCCTCCCGCTCCAGGATGTAGGCGTTGGCCGGCGGGGCCAGCCTGACGCTGTCCGGCACCCACGTTGCCGGTGGGCTCTGCTCCTTGCGTAGATTTTTGGATGGCACCCAGCTTCGGGCTCCGACCGGGGCGTTGTCCATCCGCGCCTCTTTGGTCAGATACTGTGCCAGCCCAGCATAGCCATAATCGTCGATATATCCGCCCCAGCGCACCTGACCATATGGCCACAAACTCCGTAGCAATTCCAGGTCGTCTTTACATCCATTGAGCACCAGATGGTGATGCAGGCGCCCCTTGCTATGCCTCCCTTCCGTGTTATAGATATATCGCAGTTCTTCCCCCCGCGCCCTGCGATAGGCCCGCACTTGTACCAGGAACTTCTTCACCAGCTTCCGCGACTCATCTGCCGTGGCGGGTAAATGTTCATCTGCAAAAGTAAGTACCACATGGATGTCATCGCCGGCGAAATTCGTGGCTAGAATCAGTTTTAACTTCTCCCAGGCCCGCCGCAGGTTCACCTTTCGGCGGGCTGCCGTGGTAACCTTGCATTTTGCCTCCCTCTGCTTTGGTGTATCATTTGGAAAAACGGGCGTCCAAAGGACTTCTCGCACCAGTCGCCCGGCCTGAATGCGTTTATATCGTTGCTTGGCCACAGTCTGCCTCCTTACACACAGACCGTCGCCCTACAGGCCTTCGTCCTAAAAAATCAAATTGTTTATTGTCCGCGTCGCCGTACCCGTTTAGTCCCCGCCAGAGTGGAGGCCACCGGGTCGGCCAGGCGCATCACCTGGTTTCCCCGGCTCTGCCCCTCTACCCTGGACAGGCACACCCCATTCTCCGCCCGCCGCATGACGCCGGTGTCCACCATGTAGTGGCAGACCTTCCGTCCGTCTGCCCTCGACGGGCTCAGCTTCCGCCAAAACCGGCAC